CCTCCGCTACCGCCTAAGCGGTTTCATCCTTCGCTATCCCGCGCATCTCTTCATCACGCTTCCGCTGATAATGGATTTTTACCAATGCCTTGGTAAGCCGTTCCGATGCTCCCTCGGTTATCGTTACGCTGCAGGTAATCTCTTTTCTCTTTCTCTTTTCCATACATTTCCACCTCCGTTAAATCATATGACAGCCTGCTTGTACCCTTTTCCTGCTTTGTGCATCATCTCCTCCGTTGTCAAACTATTCTTGTATGCTATATTTCTTACTCACATCTGTTGAACGTGAAGATAAAACTAAACCTGCGAGAAGAATAGGTTTTGCTAATTCCAATGATGCTTCGGACTCGATTTAGAAAGAAACTTTTGTCTTTCTATCCAAAGATTGCGAAAAGTTTCTAATTTTTCCTGCTGACTTTGAACCTGCAATTCAAGGTCAGCAATTCTTTTTTCCAATGCATCTGCTTTTCTTCTTGAAATCCACATCGCTTTTCCTCCCTTCTATTGCTTACTGGCATAATCTCATTATTATTGCAATTGAATTTGCTATAACTCCGACAGAATTTAATATGATAGATATTCCAATTATGAAATATCTCACTTTGTTGCTCTTTTCTTCTTTCATCTCTCACTCTCCCTTCTACTATTGTTGTAAATGTTCTCCTTCAGTGTTAAAATTCTTTGTACAGGCACTGCCATGTCGAGTATTATGAAAGGAGAACTTTAAATGGATATTAATAAAGTAATTGCGACCTCTCTTGATAAGTCCGTAAAGGATATTACTAATGGGAAAATTGATGAAGTCTTCAACTTGGATGATGAGCAACTTCAAAAAGCAGTCCAGCAAAACCAACTTCTTATGAATTATTCCATTACACTTCTAAAAACTTATCATGAGGAATTACGAAAAGAATTAGCTACTCACGGAATCGAGATTTAATTAACAAACAAGCATATAAGAAAGCTACTTCTTCTCTTAAAAAGGACTGCTTCCTGCCCGAAGTGGTCTTTTTCTTTTTTGTCTTTCTCACTCAATCATCTCCTTTCTTAAACAGCTCATTCACTGGAACTCCCAGCGCTGATGCAATATCCGGCATGTATTCAGCCATTATTGCCTTTCTTTCAGTCAACATTGCGCTAAATGCATTAGGTGAAAATCCGGCTTTTTCAGCAACAGCACATTGCTTAAGCCCTTTTAAACGAATAAGTCGTCTAATGTTGTTAATAATTATCTGGTTATTACTCACTTGGTGTTTTTCTCTCCTTTCTTCAAGATTCTTGGTTCTGATGTTATATTACTATTAGTTTCTTGGTTTGTCAATACTTTTTTCACAAGTTTTTTGGTGTTTTGTATTGACTGTCCAAGATAAAAATAGTAATATTCAAATATAGAATAAAGGAGGTGCTTTATGGGACTTTCAAATAGATTAAAAGAGCGAAGAGAACAACTAGGATTAACGCAAAGTGAAGTTGCTACCTTATTAGGGATAACCCCTGGGGCGGTTGGAAATTATGAAAACGGTGTCAGCACCCCAAAAGCAGATGTTCTTTTTAAAGTTTTCGATGCTTTAAAATGCGATGCTAATTACTTATTTCAAGATGAAATGAGTAAACGTTCACAAGAAGATAATGCTACTCCATTAGAAATGGAGCACCTTGTAAAAAAATACCGTGGTCTCGATACACACGGCAAAGAAATGGTAGACTTTACACTGGAAAAGGAATATGAACGCTCTGTTGTAGAAAAGAAGAAAACGGATAACATTGTTCCTATGACAGTTAAGGAAACTTCTACTTATGAAGTCAATGCCGCACACGCTGATGATTACATGAGCGCACCGGACGAACTAAAAAAGTTGGAAGAAGATATTATGGATGACGAAAACTTCTAGTCCAAAGAATTGGACACATAATGCGCTATTATATATCTCACAGGAGGGATTTATATGCCGGAGTTAAGTAGATTTTACGGAATCATCATTAAAATGTATTTCAACGATGTACAACAGCATCATAAGCCACACATTCACGCATTTTACGGAGACTATGAAGCCGTGATTGCCGTCGATGGCGAATTGTTAGCTGGCTCTATCCCCGCCAAGCAATTAAAAATTATCAACGGTTGGCTTGCCATATACGAAGACGAAGTATATGACGCGTGGAACAAAGCCGTCAAGGGCGATCACTTTGACAAGATCAATCCATTATAGGAGGTGCCTTTATGTTTGAAGTAAACGGAATTGTATATGCAAATGAATTTAAGGAATCATTGAAGCTTACAGATGCCAGAGTTACTGACCGATTGATGATGCTTCTTACATTTTCTACCGGGGAGAAGCGTGTGTTTGATGCAACTGTACTGACTGGATCTGCTTTTGAACCGCTGAAAGATGAATCCGTATTTGAAAATTTCAAAATCGTACATGGCGCTCTTACATGGATGGATGAGGAAATAGACTGTGCGCCGGAATATATGTATGAACATAGTTACGCATACGAAGAAATGTGTGTTTAGCTTATTGGGGGAATATATTTGACATACGAAGAACTTTTAATAGAAGCCGATAACAATAACCTTACCGTAAAAGAAAAGCCGCTCCCTGTCAGCAAGGGGCGGCTCAAAGGAAACCGGATCGCTATCAGAAAAGATATGACCGAAACAGAAAAGACCTGCGTCCTCGCCGAAGAACTCGGACACCACTACACCGCAACCGGCAACATACTCGATCAGTCCACCGTAGAAAACCGCAAACAGGAAATGCGCGGCAGGATCGTAGCCTATAATAAGCTGGTCGGCTTGCGCGGCATCGTGGATGCCTACTTGCACCACTGTCAAAGCATATCAGAATCAGCGGAGTACCTTGAGGTAACCGAAGAGTTTTTAATTGATAGCCTTAATTACTACAGAAATAAGTATGGTGTATACACGAAACTGGATAATTATGTTATCGTCTTTGAACCGAATATTGCGGTGCTTGAATTAGTATGATTGAATGCCATAGGAGATACAGCCATGTTCTTTGATAAAATCTTTAACAACAAGCAAAGCCATGCAGATATTTATATTCGTGCAAGCAAACTTATAGACGAAGCTCAAATTCTTTCAAATGTTATTAACACTACTACAAGTGAAAATGAGTTTTTTGCTTCTTACGACCGTTTGACTAATATTCTTCTGGAATTAAAAAGCTACGAGAGGAAAATAAAATTTTCCAATAAACCATCTGATGATTTAAGAAACATCCGAAAAAACAAGAGTAAAGCCATTGAGCGATTCAATGCCCGAAAAAATGCTGTGCCAATTCTATTAGATAATCCAGATCCGCACTTTCGGGATGCAGCTGTTCTGATAATAAAGTCAGATAAAGGTTCGGTAGGGTTACTACAACGTAATTTCAAAATTGGATTTAACAGAGCAATGCGCATATTAGAACAGTTAGAAGCCTTTGGAGTTGTTGGGCCCGAAAATGGAACCTTTCCTCGCGAAGTCCTTATGGATGAATATACGTTTGATACTCTATTCAAAACAGCACACATTACATACACAAAAGACAATAATGATTTACAAACAAGTGAATTTAATCTCGATCAACCTTACAGCAATAACTACGATGCGATGGACGGACATGATTTTGAATATTTTTGCGCGGATTTATTAAAAAAGAACGGCTTTTCTAACGTCGAAGTCACACAAGGTAGTGGGGATCACGGTGTAGATATATTTGCGGAACAAGGCGATGTGACCTATGCAATTCAGTGTAAACGTTACGAGGGCTCCGTACCATATAAAGCAATACAAGAAGCATACTCTGCTAAAGGAATTTTTAATAAAGATGTCGCTGTTGTAATGACAAATTCAACCTTTACCCAGCAAGGTATCGAGGACGCCAAGAGGTTAAGTGTGAAACTTTGGGATAGAGATAAGCTTAACGAATTCATTCGTAATGCCACCGAATAACCTTGCCATCAAATTACATCAATGGTAATATATGACCGTAGTTATATATTATTTTCAAAGGAGAATACGTTATGAAAAAAAGAATTGTTGCGACCATGTTGATTTTATCAATGGCTCTTTCCGGCTGCGGAAGCAGCGGATCAGCTGATACCGCTACTACTTCTACTCAGAAAGTAGAAGATACCAGCTCCACCGAAGACGCGTTTTCAGAGCTTGATGCTCTGGGGGATGTCGAAGTGGACAAAAATATTTTCGATGTTACCATCACCGTCCCGGCTGATTACGTTGGAGACGTTACGCAGGAAGAACTCGATGCACAGGCAAAAGAAAGTGATATCCACTCTATTACCTTGAATGAGGACGGAAGCGCCACCTATGTGATGTCAAAATCACAGCATAAGCAGATGATGAAGGATCTCGCTGATAATTGCAATGCTAGCTTATCCGATATGGTTGGATCTGATGATTACCCAAATATCACAGATATTAAAGCCAATTCGGATTTTACAAACTTCACAGTCACTACTACCTCCACAGATCTTGATCTTGCAGAATCAATGTCCATTATTGTCTTTTACATGTATGGTGGTATGTATGCTATTTTCAATGGATCTGATGTTGACAATATCCATGTTGATTTCGTCAATGCAGATTCCGGAGAAATCATTAGCTCCGCAGATTCATCTGATATGGCGGCTGGCAATACCGAAAATCAGTAAATAAAAACTGCTCCTGCGAACCAGACACCAGTCAACAGCAGAAATTATATTAGGAGAATATTTATATGTCGATTGAGATCGCCAAAGAAAACGTTATCCTTAATAAAAAAGAAGCCATAAAATCATTAAATAAGTTGCTTGAATATTACATCAACGATCCTTCTGGTAAACATTTAAAAAAGGCAAATTTGATTTCATATTGGATTAAGGCTTACACTCGATTTATTAATTTTGAAGAAACTTTTGATCCAACTAGAAATATTTCATACAAAAGAGGAAATATTGTCAAATTAAATTTTGGTTTTAATATTGGCAGTGAATATGGCGGGCTTCATTACGGCGTTGTCCTAGATAATCACAATTCTCATAATTCTCCAGTGGTAACAGTCATTCCACTTACTTCTGTTAAAGCTGATAAGGTAACACATTCAAATAGTGTCGAACTCGGGAACGAAATATATCGTTCATTAAAAATAAAATACGATACTATCTCCAAAGCTCTTGCTGATGAGCAAGAAGAAATTTCTGAAATGCTTGCGATGTCAAAAATTCTTTCATCACTTACAGATGAAGCCATTAAGGACACACAAAATTCAGAACGTGGCAGCGAAGAATTCAGCAAACACTTACACGATGCAGAAACATATTTGAACGCAGTAAAAAAGCTTCAGGAAGTATGGGAAACTAAGAGCAAACATAATACAGAAGAGTCAGACTATCTCAATAAAATTGGAGAAGAAATATCCCATATGAAAGAAGGAAGTATTGCTCTCGTAAACCAGATTACTACAATTAGTAAAATCCGAATTTTTGACCCTCGCAATTTAAAAGGTGTACTTGCAGGTGTATCACTTTCAGAAGAGAGTATGGAAAAAATCAACCAAAAAGTAAAAGAATTGTACACTTTTCATTAG